ATCGGAGTGCGCGCGGTTCGGCTGGTAGCGCCTAGGTCAGGACGTTCGGGCGGACGTTGACGGTGACGGTGAAAGTGCTGAGGTCGACGGCCGAAGGCGTGTCGTCGACCGCCGGGAGCGGCCCGGTCGCGGGACGGACCGACCGCAGGACCGTCCCGTCGTGGATGAGCAACAGCCCCTGGCAGAGCTGCGCAAGGTCGTGGGCCTGGTCGGCGTCCTCGTGCCACACGGTGCAGCGCAGCGTGCAGCGGGCATTCGCCATCGAGGAGTGCGGGAGGTCGGCGTCCTTGCGGACAAGGACATAGGGCAGCTGCGGGGTCTCCGGGGAGCGGTCGCCCGGCACGCGGGTGCCGACCTTGGCGTTCTCCGCGTAGTCCTCGGATCGTGCGGCCAGCGCGTCGCGCAGAACGCCCGCGCCCGCCGACTGCACGTCAGGGAAGACGACCAGCGGCTTCACCGGGCGGTCCTCCACTCCCGGATCTCCAACTGGGCGAACCCAGCCGCGCGGGTCAGGATGCCGTCACGCGCCTGCCACGCCATCGCCCGCCGGTCAGCCACAACCACCGTCGCCGCACCACGGTCCGTCGTGTACGAGCGGACCTCGATCGGCGTGCCCGACGGGACCATGGCCCGCACGTTCGCGGCCACCTCACCCGCCTTGCCGTTGATCAGCTGACGCACCTCGTTGCCACGAAGAACCTCGCGAACCCCGGCGGAGTCAAGACGGAAGTCGATCAGCATCGCCGCCTCCTATCCGGTGACGCGCTTCACCTCGAACTCGATGTGATGCACCGAGTCCTCGAACAGCTCGGGCCAGCGGGCGACTTCGCCGTCGACCTCCAGCGTCATGCCGTCCCACTCGATGCGATCGACAGCGGTGATGTCCGGGCTGGTGCCCTCCGCCGACTGGACGTGCCAGCCGGTGACGACGGCGTCGCGCTGCTCGTCGACGGTCTCCCGCTGAATGCTGGGCTGAATGTTCAGCCGGTCCACGGTGAGGCGGGTGACGGCGCCGGGAGACCAGTCCGCGACGGTGTTGCCGCCGCGGTCCACGCGCTCGCCCGCGCGCACGCGCACCGCACTCTGGTTGAACATCATCAGGCGTCCCCGCTCGTGCGGACCTTGTGGCGGGCCACGGCCGCGGACCACTGGCTCGACACGCCCACGGCCGCCGTCGCGCCGAACGTCACGGACTGGCCGCCGACCGCCCGGCTCTGCACACCGGCCGGCACGGTGAACATCGTGCGGGCCTGGTCGATGACCGCCTCCTGGATGTCCTCCGGGATCGGATTCCAACCGTGCGAGTACACAACAACCAGGCAGCGCAGACGGTCCGGCCACCGGTAACAGCCGAGCCTTCGGAGCGCGCCCATGTCTGACCACTGGTAGTCGGTGCCCTCGACGAGGAGTTCGCCGTCGAGTTCCACGCTGGCAACATCGGTCGTCGGCCAGACGGGCAGCAGCAGCGACTCTCGACCGTTGCCGTCGAGCGTCACCTCGTCGGCCTCGACCAGGTCCACGTCGTGCCCGACCGCGCCACGGAACCGCCGGGTGGCGGCCCGCAGTGCTGCCAGGAGCTTCGGGTCGTTGGCCGGCTTCCCGAGCCAGATCGCCAGCTCGTCAGGGTCCGCCAGGAACTCAGTCGCCACCGGGGGCGGCCTTGCCGCGCGGCGTGCGGGCCTTGTTCTGGGATCCGGCGCGCGCCTTGTTCTGGGATTCCGGGACGGCCTTCGCCTCGGCCGCCGGGGCGGCGTCGACGAGGTCGTCGTCAGTGAGGCCGTACCGCTCGGCGTCAGCCTCGTTGAACTTCATCACGGTCGCGACGCCCGACGGCGACGTGTACCGGTACCTCTTGAGCGGCCCGCCCACGGCGGCCACCTCCTCGATGTTCTGGTCGACCGGAACGGACGTGGAGGGCGGGCCGCACGCCGCGTGCTCGGCGCCGCACGGACACCGCCCCTGAGCCGTCCGGTGGGTGAACAGCGTCACGACGCCATCTGGCCGGATGCACGCAGCGCGGCCAGCAGTGCGTTGACCTTGGTGCGCAGCGCCAGGTAGTCGGCGCGCAGGGCGTCGTACTCGGCCTTCGTCGGAGTGGCGCCAGCCGCGACCACCGAAGTGGCCGCGCCGGCGTCCGCGACCGCTGCCGTCTGCTTGCCCTTGCGGGCCGCGCCGGCAGCGGGATTCAGGTACGCCATGTCAGCCTCCTCAGGCAGTCAGGTCGATCTCGACGAAGGCGTTCGGCTGGAGCACGCCGAACGCGGCACGCATCTCGGCGAGGATCGCGACGAGGTTCCGCACGAAGAAGTCCAGGTGGCTGTCGGTCATCTGGATGGTGGCCTGCTCGCGGTCCCACAGGATCGCCTTGCGGAAGTCGCCGACGTAGCCGGTGCCCGCGGGGACAGCCTCGGTCTCGATGACCGGGACACCCCAGAGGTTGCCCGCGGTGCCCGTGCCAGCCGGTCCGCCGAAGTAGTAGCGGGCCTCGTTGTCCTGGAGCAGGTCGATCGTCTCCAAGTCGGCAGGGTTGAGCAGGTAGGCGTTGGCGACGGAGCGGCCCACCGTGCGGACCTTCGTCTTGGCCTTGCGGGTGGTGGTGAGGGCGTCGGTGTCCCAAGCCTGGGACTGGGTGCCGGAGACGGTGGCGATGCCCTCGAAGTTCTCGCCCGTGTTGTCGCCCTGGACGATCTGGTCTTCGAGCTCCTCCTCCAGGCCGTAGCGGAGGAAGGCGTCGATGAGGGTCCGGATCTGCGCCGCGTCGGACAGGGCGCGCTTCGTGACCGGCATCCAGTGCGCGATCGTCTTCACCGGGGCGGTGACCTTCGCGAGGGCGACGCCGGACTCCGGCTTGTAGCCACCGCCGGCGTTGTTCACCAGGGCGCCCGCGCCGCCGGGAGCGGTCGGCGCGGCCGAGGAGGTGGCCTCCGCGACCGGAGCCGCGTTGTTCGTGATCGACGTGACGCGCACGTACTCGACCGTGTCGCTGGTCGTGCTGCCGTTGGTGACGACGTCCCGGATGCGCAGCGGGCGCTGGAACACGTCGGGTCCGACCTGGAGGCCGCGCCAGTCGTCCTGGACCAGCGACCCGGCGGAGGTGTCCGAGGCGCCGGTGACGAGGGACTTGAAGCCCACCATCTCCGACTGGACGCGCTGCTGCTTCCCGAACACCCCGTTCGGGGCGCTCGCCAGCAGGCCCTTGTACTCGGCGCTGCTGGTGAACTGCTCACCCAGGGACTTGCCTCGCTCCGGGAGCTCGAAGCCGGACGCGGTACGCCGGCGGCCGTCGTCGTCGGTCTTCGCGTTCAGGGCGATGTCGTCGCCCAGGTCGGCGAGCGTCTTCTTCAGCTCGTCGTTGCCGCGGGCCTTCTCGATCTCGCCCTTGGCCTCGGTCGCCTTCGCCATGTGCTCGCGCAGCTGGGCGGACTCCTCGGGCGTGAAGTCGCGGTCGCCGTCCTCCTCGGCCGTCTTCGTGATCTTTCGGGCTTCGAGGAGCTGGTGCTTCATGAGCTCCTTGAGCTCATCGATCTTGCTGGGCATGGGTCCTCATTCCGTTAGCGATGCCTCAAGCTCGGCGAGCTCAAGACGGGTGCGCAGACGGAGCGAGTCGGGGCCGGCCTTGGCGGCATCCACGTCTTCGGATGCTCCGCGGGGGTCCGGTGTGGTCTCGTCCTCGGTGCTGCTGATGTCGGCCTCCGCAGCCTTCGCGGGCTGTTCGGCCATGAACTTCTGGAAGCGGGCGAACAGGTCGCCCTCGTCATCCTTGGCGGGCGGAATGTCTGCGGACTTGGCGGAGGACTGTTCGTCATCGGCCGCCGCAGAATCCGGCTGGCCGGACGCCTCGGTCTCGTTCTCCTTGGTCGGCTTCGCCTTCTCGGGCGTCGCGGCGGCCAGCACCTCGCCGATGGACTCGTAGGCGGAGGTGAGTGTGTTGAAGTTGGACTGAGACAGAACCCGGCCGGCCTTCAACCCGCGGGCTATCCCCGCGGCCTTCGCGGCGAGAAGCTCCGTCTCCTGGTTCGCGCCGACGAGACATGGGCCGACCTCGTGCAGCTTCAGGCGGCGCAGCTCGTAATAGCCGCCCCACTTGTGCTCGTCGTCGCTCACCCAGGCGCCCTCGCTGACGTCGTAGGCGAAACTGAACTGGGTGACGCGGCGCCCCTTCAGCAGGCGGTACACCTGGGCGGCTGTCGGGTTGCTGTCGAGGTCGTCGATCTGGCCGGTGACCTCCAGCCCCTGAAGTGTTTCGACCGCCTTGACGACCGTGCCCACGTGGGCGAAAGGGTCACCCCACGCGTGGGACCAGATCACCGGGATCGGGTCCTGCTTAGCGGCCCACTCCT